TGCGGTTATCGAAGAGTTATCACAGCACTTGGGGAACACTACAAAGTAGTTCGTATCCCTGAGCTTGAAGCTGATGATGCAATGGGTATCTACGCAACGTTTGAACCAGGCAACATTATTGTCAGCCCAGACAAAGACATGCGACAGATTCCTGGCAAGCTGTTTAACCTAGAAGAAATGATTGAAGTCACAGAGGATGAGGGGATGCGATGGCATCTTGTTCAGACTTTGGCTGGTGATCAGACTGATGGATACGGCGGGGTGCCTGGTATTGGCGTCAAGCGTGCGATTGCATTGCTAGACAAAGAAGGTTACACCTGGGACACAGTTGTCAAAGCGTTTGAGTCCAAAGAATTGGATGAAGAAACTGCTTTGATGAATGCACGTCTAGCAAAAATTCTTACATGTAATGATTATGACGCACTCGACAAACGAGTCATACCATGGGTTCCCGCCGCCGCCAGTGATGGAAGTGACGATGGAACAGGAGTTCAAACTCAGACAGCTAGCAGATCTACTTGAGACTGCAGACAAAAAAGACATTATCACTGTCTACCTAGCCTTACAAAAGCAGAACTACTGCTTAGCAAACACTGTCACTAACCTAGTAAAGAAATGGCCGCAACGTCCCCTGCTCACTACACCCGAGGAGCAATAGAGGTTTGGGATTTCATCCGCGACCAACAACTCAACTACCATCTCGGCAATGCAATTAAATACATCTGCCGAGCCGGATATAAAAATCCTGACACGAAGGTTGAAGACCTTAAAAAAGCTATCCACTACCTTGAAAATGAACTCCTACATTCATCGCAGCCTGATGACGATGGCAGAACAGTTCCGCTCAGCGTATATTTTGATGACTGGGAGGGACCAGCGCGGCCTACAGAAATCTTTGATCGATGAAGAGTGGTCAGAGTTTCACGAAGCCTACCACATGAAAGATGATGTAGAGCAACTGAAAGAACTAACAGACCTTGTATACGTCTGCTTTCAATATGCTGCATCACAAGAATGGGATCTTGACGAAGCTTTCCGCCGGGTTCATGATTCAAACATGTCCAAACTTGATGAGTTTGGCAAACCAATTTACCGCCCAGACGGTAAGGTCCTGAAAGGACCAAACTATAAAGAACCTTATTTGCAAGACCTGATTATCGAATGACCACCTCACTTATTTCACGCACGGGACGTGTCCAACAATGGATGGATGACCCAACGTCCAGACTGCCGGTTTCGTGCACGGTATTTGTTGTCCAGGATTCTATGGAGGGACCTGATGGAATCGAGAAATCGTGGCGCTACGTATCATTTGGTTTACGCCATGCAGCAGGTGTTGCAGTCCACTTGTCGGAACTGCGACCCAAAGGAACAGAAAATGGTAAAGGCTTGGTTGCATCTGGACCAGTCTCTTTTGCAAAAATCTACTCGACACTAAATGAGACTCTCCGTCGCGGCGGCGTGTATAAAAACGGCGCTGTTGTGTGCCATCTTGATCTTTGTCACAATGATGCCCTTGAATTTATTACGACACCTCGTTCTGAGCTGCCATGGATCAAGCGATGCGTCAACATTACTGAAGGTTGGTGGCGGTCGTGCACGTTTAAAGAACAACTCCTCCAGTCAATTAAGGCAGGAGACATTTGGCTCAACAAAGTAAAGTATGACAATGATGGGAACCGAATTCGAGGAAACGTCTGCCTGGAAGTGTACCTGCCCTCACGCGGAACTTGCCTGTTGCAGCACGTCAATCTTGGTGCCTGTGAGTTCGACGAAATCCCAGGAGCTTTTGTTCAGGGCATGTCGGAGCTGTGTACCCTCCATGGTAAAACTGGCGTTGGCGATTCTGGAGAATACCTCCCACCAGAAACAGACCGACAAGTCGGACTCGGAATGCTTGGACTGGCAAATCTCCTACGGCGGTACGGAGTAACTTATGAACAGTTCGGTATCGCTTTGGACCAGCACAATGCAGGCGAAGTGGTACGCACACCAGCCTATGAATTGGTACATCAATTTCACGTTGGTATTGAGTCTGCCGCCGCAATGGCTAGGTCTCATAATATGGTTCGAGCCTTTGCTATCGCACCCACTGCCTCCTGCAGTTATCGAAGCAAGGATCTGGATGGTTATACTTGCACACCAGAAATCGCACCGCCTGTCGGTCGTACAGTAGACAGGGATAGTGGCACCTTCGGTGTCGAAACATATGAATATGGCGATGTAGAAATCGCATCAGAAGTTGGTTGGGCAAACTACAAACGTGTTGCCGATGGCATCATGACCATGCTTGACCGTACGGGACTTCTTCACGGGTATAGCTTCAACAGTTGGAGTGATGTCGTTGTATATGACGAAGCCTTTATCGAAGAGTGGTTGGAATCTCCGCAAACCTCCCTTTATTATTCACTCCAAGTAATGGGAGATACACAGGATAAATCAGATGTTTATGCTGCCTTGAATGGTGACATTGAAGAGTATCTTGAAGACCTACTTATGGAGTCAGTAAATGAACCTGAACCACAATGTGATTGTCAAGAATGAACCCGTATCAAAAACTATACGAACGAAAAAGAACATGGACACCAGTACAAACAACTGCTGGTACGATCAAGGAAGGGGCACACGATGTATTAAAACGTGCCCTTGCCATTCGGCATATGGAACTGCCTGTGGGAGAGTTTATTAATGAAGCACTTGCTACCGAAGTACCGCCGTTGGCACGTGAGCTACTACTCTCCAACGTTCAGGACGAAGAGAAGCATGACCTCGCACTTGGTTACATTGCCAATGCTCACGGGGTTGATGAAAAGGCTGAGGCTGAAGCGATTAAACTACGTGACGCTTGGACGGCGCATCCAGATCATACTATCACGAAAGCCATGGTCGCTGAGCGTGCGATTTTCTTCGTTCTTCTACCATTGTTCCGCGCTGTTGGTGACCCTGGAATGCGGACGTGTTCCGCAGATATAAGTAGAGATGAACAAATTCACGTGGCTACCAATAGTTTGGTTCATACTGAGCTGGGGTATAACATCAGTCCTTCTCTTGATTTACTCCGTAAGGCAACTATAAACTGGGTGCTGCAGCCCTTGTCTGCAACAAACCCTGATAAATATTTGAACAAAAAATTTTGGCTTGATTCTAGTGATCGTTTGATGTATGAAGGCAAAGCCCCTGAGCTAAGTTTTACACGAGCATCACGAGTCCCTGCTTTCTTTGAACACAGTAACAATGACCTCCCCCAATATGCTTGAAGTCCTTGGGATGAATTCTCAAGGGCTAGTGCACGCACTAGAAGAAAGTTTCCCACCCACAAACCCTACACCTGACGATACAATGGAAAAGATTATGTACCGATCTGGTCAACGCAGTGTCGTTGAGTGGGTCATTCAATATATGGAGGAAAACTAATGGGCAGAAAGAACAAAAGAGGAAAGTACAAGTATGCTGTAAAACGTCCTAGGATCAAGCCAAAAGATTTTGGCAGAGGTTTTAAAAAACACCTCACTGGTGGTGGTCTTAAGAAAAAAGATATTAGAAAACTAAAGAAAAAGTACGGCGGCATTCCTCGTATGCCAGGTCTTGAGCCACAGTTCAGAAATGACAGAATGTCTCGAGATGTCTATGAAAGGCGGAAAAACAGATATTACGAAAAGCTTGATGGTGGCACTGTTGATACAATGTACATCTCAGGACCAGGGCCAAGCCGCGGAAAAAAACGTAAACGTAAAGACCGCGATCGTGATAGGCGGAGTCGTGATGACTATTCACCTAGTTATGATGGCTACGATGATTTCAAAATTGACACCAGTGCCTATGATAAGCAGATCGAAAGTCTAAACGATCAAATTAATAGCCTTACTGCTGGTTTCCAGCAACAGGCTGCTGCTATGCAACAACAGATGGAAGCTGACAGGGCTGCTGCTGCTGAAAGAATGGCAGAAATGCAAGGCAATTTTAGACAGCAAATGACAGCTGCTGCTGGTAGGCCACAGGTTGAAGGCATCAGGTTTGCTGATTACGGAACTGGTGGTGCAACACGCAGGGAGCTAGCTCGTCGTGGTGTAAGCGGAACCTTTGGTCGAACTGGTGATCGCCTTATGCAAATTAATTCACTTAATGTATAATGTCTGCACGTACACGGTATGATTATTTAACTAGCGACCGTTCCCAATTCCTCGAAGAAGCACGTCAAGCATCAGAGCTGACTCTTCCATACTTGATTCGTGGCCATGAAGAATACACCATGGGCATGAAACAACTTAAGACACCATACCAAAGCGTTGGGGCAAAGGGCTGTGTGACGCTAGCATCTAAGTTGATGCTGGCGCTGC